TTTGTTTTGAAGTTCATGAGTACGCTCGCCAAGTCAAGGAGGGTACTTTACGCGATGAAACTTTTTTACCGGTACTTTATGCCGCTGATGAAGGCGACGATTGGACTGCTGAGGCAACATGGCAGAAAGCCAATCCGGGATATGGCACGATCTGCACGAAAGCCTATTTCGAGCAAGAAAGCAAGAAAGCGCAGAACGTCCCGTCGTACCTGAACACGTTTCTACGGCTGAACCTGAATATTTGGACGAGCGCAGAAACGGCGTGGATTCCTGACGACGTTTTCATGCGTGGGGCTGACCCAATACCGTGGGAAAAGCTGCCGAGCTTGCCGGCTTTTGGCGGCCTTGACCTGGCAAGTACGCAGGATTTGACCGCCTTTGCGCTGCTATTCAGGGACGACGAATGCGATTGCTTTTACCTCATCGTCCACCAGTTCGTCAACCAGGACAAAGCCGATTCCAAGAAACTGAGCGCGGGAATCGATTACCACCGGTTCGCCAAGGACGGCCACATAACGATAACGCCCGGCAACGTCACCGACTTTCGTTACGTCAAAGAACACATAGTCGAGGCGTGCGGCAAGTACGACGTTCGCAGCATCGGCTACGACCCGAGGTTCAGCACCTACATCGTCAGCGAGCTAATCCAGGACGACATCGAAATGCACCCCATGGCGCAGAACATCACGACCATGAACGGCCCAACCAAAGAATTTGAAATGCAAATGATGAAAGGGAACATAGTTCACGGCGGCAACGAGGTACTTCGTTGGCAGATGGGCTGCGCAGTGGTTTACACCGACGTAAACGAAAACAAGCGCGTAACGAAAGAGAAGCACGAAAGCAAGAAAGTAGATGGCGTAATCGCGTCCATTATTGCCATGAACGAATACGGGCACTACAAAACGAGCGGCGGCAGCGATGCCATCTTTGACATAATTTCCCTTTCGTAAATTGCGACCAATATGGCAACACTTCGGGACAGAGTAAACGCGTTATTTCGTTACCGCGTGGGCAAATACGACAGCCAGGCGATACCCAACGAACTGGGTATTTTTGGGCATACGATAAGCGGCGCAAATGTAAACGAAGCGACGGCGTTAACCATTTCGACCGTCTACGCTTGCACCTACAAAATCGCGTCCACGCTCGCCAGCTTGAACCTCGATATTTACGAGCGCAACGGCAGAAACATCGACGTTGCCAACGTTCACCCGGCCTTTGACGTAATCAAATACAAGCCTAACGAATACCAAACGGCGTTCGAATTTTGGGAAACCATCATAAGTCACGCGGTTTTAAACGGATGCGGTTACGCGCTCATTGAACGCGACGCGCGAGGATACGCCACGCAGCTCATCGGCCTCGATTACTACGACGTAGACCGCAAGTTCGTAAACGGCCAGCCCGTCTTTAGCGTCAAAAATGTGGGCATGGTGCAGCCCGAAAACATGCTCGAAATCTGCAATTTGCAGCGCAAAAGCCCGATCCGTTTGCACCGTGAAAACTTGGGATTAGCAAAAAGCGCGGAAGAATTCGGCGCGGAATACTTTGGAAGCGGCGGGCAGATGACCGGCATTTTGTCGAGCGACCAGCCTTTGCGCAAAGAGCAAATGGACATTATTCAGCAGTCCTGGAACAAGGCGCAAAGCCAAGCCGGCACGAAGCTGCTGCCCTTCGGGTTCAAATATTCGCGCATCAGCATCAGCCCCGACGAAGCGCAATTCATTGAAACGCGCAAGTTCCAAGCCGAAGAAATTTGCCGCATTTTCAGCGTGCCGCCTGCCCTGGTTCAACTCGAATCGCAGACCACGTACAACAACGTCGAGCAGCAAAACCTGCAATTCGCACGCCATACGGTTACGCCATGGGCAAAGCGCATCGAACAGGAAATAGACCGCAAACTTTTGCAAGCTCGGGAGCGGCCGGAGCTGTACAGCAAATTCAACTTGAACGATTTGTACCGAGGCGATATGCAAAGCCGCGCGGCATTCTACACGCAGATGCTGCAAAACGGCGTTTTGAACATTAACGAAGTGCGGCAGAAAGAGGACATGAACCCGACCGAAGGCGGCGATACCCACGTTGTCCAGGTCAATCAGATCGCGCTCGACCGGTTGGGCGCGTACTCGGATAAACTAAGCACCGATGGCGTTCAGTGATTACCCGGAAAGCGCGGTAAATAACGCCAAGCGCGCGTTGAAATACGCCGATGAAAACGGCTGGGGCAGTTGCGGCACGCCAGTAGGTAAACAGCGCGCCAACCAAATCGCAAACCGGGAAAAGCTATCTTTGGACACAGTGAAACGCGTTTACAGCTTCCTAAGCCGTCACGCACAAAACGCCGACGTGCCTTATGACGAAGGTTGCGGCGGGTTGATGTACGACGCTTGGGGCGGCAAGTCGATGCTGCCATGGGCGCGAAAAACAATTAATAAAATGGAAGAAAAGAACAACAACCACGAGGCCGAGCTGCGTGCGCAGTACGGCGAAAACGTGGAATTGAGAACGTCCGAAGTGCGGGCGGCCGGCGACGATTCGTTAATCGTGGAAGGCTACGCGAGCAACTTCGACGTGGAGTACGATTTGGGTTATTTCAAGGAATCGGTAGCACGCGGCGCGTTCGACGACGTACTCGAACACGACGTGCGATTCCTGTTGAACCACACGGGCGCGCCACTCGCACGAACCACGAACGGCACGCTTGAACTCACAGTAGACGATACCGGGCTGCGATACCGCGCGGCACTTGCCGACACGCAAGACGGTCGCGACCTTTACAAGCTCATCAAGCGCGGCGACATCACCCAGTCCAGCTTTGCGTTTACGATTGACGCAGACGAATGGAGCGAAGACCGAAGCACGCGAACGATAACCAAAATCGGCAAGTTGCTCGACGTGTCAAGCGTAACTTACCCGGCATCACCTTCAACGACAGTAGCAGCGCGAAACATGGCAGCGGCGGCGCAGGAAGCGGCGGAATTGAACGACGACCAGGAAACGCAAGAACCGGAAACGGAAGAACGCGCAGAACCTGAAACCATAAAAACCGAAGCGCGTAACTTTACGCCAACAACTAAGAACAACTTTTCGAATATGACACTAAACGATTTGAAAGGCCAGCGATCCGCATACTACGAAGAATTCGTAGGTATCGGACAAAAGGCCGACAGCGAAGGCCGCAGCTTGACTGAGGCAGAACAAGAGCGATGCGACAAGCTCGACAGCATGGTTGCAGACCTCGACGTAAAAATCAAGCACAAGCAGCGCGAACAGGAAATGGTCGCACGCATGGCGCAAAGCGGTTCAGCTTCAAACGCTGAGCAGCGCGAAGTTGAGCGAGTGAACGGTTCGTTCTCTTTGTCTCGTGCCGTTGCAGCCGTAGCCAACGGTCGCAGCTTGGAAGGCGCAGAAGCGGAATGGGCAGCAGAAGCACAGAAAGAAGCACGCTCACAGGGCTTGCAGATGGCTGGACAGATTGCTATCCCAACGGTTGCTTTGCGTGCTGGAGCTGCTGACGATTTTCAAGCAGGTTCAGGTGACGGTTCAGGATTCGTTCCAACCAACGTACCTGCTGCAATCGAGGCATTGCGCGCCCCAACCGTAATCGAGGGATTGGGAACTACCGTTATTCGCAACGCTACCGGCAACCTCAAGTTCCCACGTGTAAGCGTAAAGGCTGCAGGTACTGGCGAAGGCGAAGTTGATGCAAACGCAGCTTCAGGCATGGAGATGGACGAGTTGACGCTGTCACCAAACCGCGTATCTGCTAAGACCGTTTACAGCAAGCAGCTCGTGTTGCAAGGCGGTGCAGAGGTAGACGCTTTGATTGCTGGCGAGTTGGCAGCAGCTATGAACGCTTACATTGACGACGCTTGCTTTGATACCGTGTTGGCTTCAACTGCCATCAACGTTTCAACTTCAGGCGATACCGCTTTGGACGCTGCTTTGGCATTCAAGATGGAAGCCGAGGTATTGGCAGACGGCGGCAACTTGGCTGGAGCTGTTTACGTAATGTCTCCATTGGCTTACCAATTGTCTAAGGCTGAGGCTGCAGTAACTTCCGTTTCTCCATTGTGGGACAACGGCCAGTTCAACGGATTCCGCGCAGTTGCTACGCCTTACTTGGTCAACGGCTTGCTTAATGACGCTTCAACCGCTGCTGGTCAGATGTTGTTTGGTAACTTCGCACAGGGCGGTATCCTCGCGTACTTCGGTGGTATAGACTTGTTGGTTGACCCATACAGCGCAGCAGGAAACGCGCAAATCACTTTGCACGTTAACCGTTTCTTCGACTTCGATGTACGCCAGCCCGGCGCACTCGCGAAGGCTACGCAGTTGACGTAATTTTGATTGTTCCATGAGAAAGGGGCGGCTTCGGCTGCCCTTTTTTTTTGTCCGTATTTTAGCGACATGATGACCGTAGAAATTACAG